TTATATTTTATTAAAGATTATTGTTTTTTCTTTCATTGATATTTTTCCTACTTCATATCCATATTGTTTTGCTTCTTTTTTATATGTTAGAAAAGAGTGGTCTATTTCAAATCCTAAAATATTTTTGATTTTTTCATAAGATATTTTGTAGTTTACTTTATTGTTTTCTTTTAAATATTCATTAGTTCTTTCTTCTACTTGTTTTGGAATGGTAAATTCTAATTTTTCTAAAACCTTATTAATTGCATTTATAGATTTATACAAAACATACTCTAGATTTTTCTCATTCTTTAGTTTCTCACTTATGTATGGATCATAGTTAGGTAATCCTTTTTTAAATATTGCATTTAATGGAATAATAACTAATCTTCTTGATAAACCATCTGTAGTATCATTCATTCTTGGAATCGTATTGTAGCTCAATATTGTCTTTGTATTTATTTTCGTACTAAAACTATTTTGATTTTTAAATTCAATACTTGTATAACTTTCACCTGTAATTCTTTTCATTACTGACACATCTTCTAGGTAACTCCCACTACAATCATCTGCTATATTAGCTAATTTTCCATATAGCTCAGCCTTTCCAAACCTATTACCTACAATTTCTTTTAAATCTACATGAGATACATTTTCTTCTCCCAATAATTTAGTAACCATATTTAATAATGTTGATTTTCCGTTTGCTCCATTACCAACAAGTATGAAAACTTTTTGAAATGGCATTCCTCTATATAAGCAGTAACCTATCATTTCATATAGAAGTGTCACTACTTCTTGGTCGTCTACTGCTAAGTTATTCATAATAGTATCTATTTCTTCGTTACTTTTCTGCTCATAATAATTTAAGTTAATTTTGTTTCTTGTAACAATTTCTGAATTATGACTTTTAAATTCTAAAGTTTTGACATTTAGTAGTCCATTCTTTACACAAATAATCTGTTCTGAAGCTTCCTGCATGTCTTTACATTTATCTTTTATATAATCCTTTACCTCTCTTTTTTTGTTCATTGACAAATTAGGTATCAAATTTACAATTATCGTTCCTAAAGCATCCTCGCATGAAACATAGCTACCTTCTTGATACATGTATAACCTTTTTTCTATTTTCACAATGTTATATTTTTTTATTAAGTAATCACCAAACGAATCATGTAAAAATTTATTGTCATCATAAAAAGCCATTTTATTAAATTTAATTTCTTTTTCTGACTTCAAGTATTCTTCTTTATCAAATTTTCCTTTTATATGTAGCTGTGAAACATCCTTACAGCCAAATCTTTTACAACTAATAACTTTACATTTATTATTATCAATATATCTCAGAATCGTCCCTACAAAAGTTTCTCCTCCTTGGTCTTCTTCATCTTGAATATATATAGTCTCAAATCTTTCTAATAACTCAGCATATTCCTCTTTAAAGTTCTTTGCTCCGAGGCACACCCAACGCTTGTACTCCGTTGTACCATAACGTTTGAGCATCGGATTCACCCTCAACTAGTACAATATAGTCATTCAAGTAATCCTTCATTCTCCAAAGCCCATACAATATGGTTTTAGAACCTTTTTTCCAACAAAACCTTTGTGGATTATTAGGATGATTTCTAAATCTTGTAGCTAATACATGTTTATTTTCGTCATAATACGGAATTAGCACATTCTTATTGCCATTACCTAATCCGTAAAGATGTCAAAAATTCAATCGGCAAGTGTTTTTCCCTGGCATACTCTGTTACTGTATATGTTATTGGCTCTATATCATTCAACTTTTTCCAAGCTTCCTTAGTTGTAATATTTTCAATATTAGCTAAAAACGTTACTGTATTTCCTTTTGCTCCACATGCAAAACAATTATATTGACCTGTCTTCAGGTCTGCTCCGAAACTAGAATTGTGGTCATCGTGAAACGGACATAATCCATTTATATTTCCGTTTTCTACTTTAGCCTGTCTTATATGTTGCATGTAAAATTTTTCATAGTTCAACTCTTTTCACCACCTTCTCTTTTGAAAAATGGGCAGTATTTTGCTGCCCATCATCATATTAGCCCCATCCTAAATAATCTTTTTCTTCTTGTAAGGTAGTATATGTACTAGTATTGTACATTTGTACAATTTCAAATGTTTTATATCCTTTTTTATTCTCACCATAATCTAATTCATATTCATTATTTATTATCTTTTCGTATATATTTAACATTAAGATGTTGTACGCTGCGTATCCTTTAAATTCTACATTCTCATCAGTTTGTAAGCTTCTCAAGAACTCATTTGCTGTATGTATTTGAAATCCTTGTGTAACTACTTGACTCATAAAAATTAGTCTTCCCTTGTGATTTCCACTAATTATTTCAAACCATACTGATAACATAGGGTCGCCCTTTTTAGATTTCACTAATTCTAATTTCTTAATTTTAACTTCATATTTTCCAAACGGAACCTCTTCATAATCTCCAAAATCTTTTGTAGCTGCTACCTCTACATCCTTTTCTAAATTTTCAACATCTACATTTTTATCATAATCTTCCCAATCTATAGCCATTATTTATTTCCTCCTTTTACAAATTCTTTTTTAAATTCTTCTATATTAAGTGGTATTCTTGTTTGTTGTAGTCCTATTCTGTTTCCACCAAAAACATAATCGTTATATGTAAAATCTATAAATCTATTATTTTCATTATCCTGTACAATTCTTGCTGTAATATCTACCATTCCAGCAACCTTCTTAGCTATTTTTTCTTGCAGGTTAACTGTATAGCTTGTAAGGCTTGTACCATTTTTAAACTTAACTTCTTCAATTTTATCGTGACTTAATAGAATTACATTGTAATCGCTATTTAATATTCTTTTTATTGTTGTTAAAAATTCTGTTCTTATCATGTCATATCCTTTGCCATACCCTGCGTCAGACTCATGCTCTATTTCTAATTTGTTATACATATAAACTCTACATGCTTCATATACATCTTCTAGCAAGTCAACTACTATTGTTCTATAATTGTGTTGCCCTGTAATTATTTCTTCAACCGCTTCTTTAAACACTTCCCACGCATATTTTGTATTCTTTATTCTTCCATTCATAGTTATCTGGTCACGTATTGCAATGTATGGCGAATCTACATACTGTATATTTCCATCAGTATTAAGCATTAGAACATCTGGAAACTGGTTTGCGAATGTTGTTTTGCCCGACATTGGACTTCCATACAAATATAGTTTTACTTTCTTAGATGTTTGTACATCTCTTTTTTTATTTTCTGGTAACATAGTTACTCCTCCTTAATCATATAATCTATTTTTTCATCTGATTGGCAATATTCTTTGTAATCGCACCAATCGCATAATCTTGTTTCATTCTTCTCATAAGTATCGTCTTTTTCTAAAATACTTATTTCATCAAAAAATTCTTTCACTTTATTTTCATCATAATCTACTTTTACTAGTTGTAATTTCTGATTCTTCATTGTTGCTTGAAGTCTTTTTCTAAATTGATATGAATCTTCTGTTTTTTTCATTCTTATTGATGTTTTAGGTATAAACAAATATCCTATATTTCTTACTTTAAACCCTATTTTCTCTAAGTAATATTTATATAAATGTACCTGTTTAGATTTTATGTAATTTTCAACATTATTTGAATATTTAAAGTCTACTACATCAACTGTTCCATCTTGATTATGTATTATTAAATCCACATATCCTACATATTCTGTGTTTTTTATTTCGTATTCGTATGTAAAATTATTTCCTAAATTCATTAATTGCTCTTGTACAATAGGTATCCAGTGTTCTAGCTTTATTATTTCTTCTATATGTTTATCTGTTATTCTTGGAAATTGCTGTTTATAATACATAATAGCTACATTCAATCCTTGCTCAATTCCGCAGATGTACTGCTGTTCCAATTATTAGTGCATTATCTGCTTCAAAATCATCATACACTTTTAATTTATCTATGTATCTATACTTATATTGTCTTGGGCAATTATTATATGTAGATACTTTGCTATAGCTATACATTTTTCAAAACCTCCTTTTTAAATTTTTCAAACTCATTAGGTCTTAGCACAAATGCTTGTCCTCCAGATTTCTTTATTTGCTCTATGTTATATAACTGTAATGGTGTTGGTTTTCCGAATTTCATTTTTTAATTCTATTGCTATGAATTTTCCTTTTAAGCATATTATTAAGTCTGGTATTCCAGCACGTTGAAATCCTCCACCCCATACTTTTATGTAGTAAATATTGTGTCGTTTCAGGAATTTTATTACTTCATTTTGAAAATCCTTTTCTAGCATTGTTCCTCCTAAAAACTTAATTGTTCATTTATTTTTTGAACATAAACTTCATTAGTTTCTTTACTTACTTTCATCTCATAGTCATTTCCTAGAAGTCCTTTACTTGTGTTTTTTATTTCTTTTATTTTCTCTGAAATCTGATATTCTAATTTAGGTTCTATCCATTCTTTTATTAAATTTCCTTTGTCATATTCTCCTCTTTTGACACTATCTAAATTTATTTTTAATGTAATTTCTGCTTCTTTATTTCCTGTTGCACACACATTCATTAATCTATTAATAATTATTTCTAGTTGTTCCTTCATAGGTTGTAACAACTCACTATTTAAATCTAATTTTTCCATTATTCCTCATCCTTTCTGAATAATTCATCTGTATAATCTTTTCTCTGTTTTAAAGTTTCAAATATTTTCTCTTCTATTGAATTTTTTGTAATTAAGTAATAATACATGCAGTTATTTTTTTGTCCGTATACGATGTATACGTTTCTTACTTTGTTCAAACAATTCTGAACTTAGTGGCAAACTGTAATAAATTATCTTGTTAGATTTTTGCAAATTTATCCCTGTAGCCCCAGCCTGATATTGAACTAAAGTTACAGAATTATCTTTAGTCTCATAACTTGTTAAATCCTTCATGTCTCCACTAACAATGCTAACTGGTTTATTTAATGAAGTAGCTATTTCTGCTATCTGTTTTCTTTCTTCGTTAAAGTTGTAAAATATAACTATCCTGTCATTTGTAGATTCTATTAAGTCTCTTATTGCTTGCAGCTTATTTTTATTGTATAGCCCTGCTAATTGTCTTAAATATAATAACTTCGTTAATGATGTATCTCCTACCAACAATTTATTAGATACTGTAACGACTCTGTCTTTTTTGAACTGCTTGTATTCTTTTGTATTATCTATTTTAATTTCATTATATATCTGTTCTGGTAACTCTAATGCTTCTTCTGTTTTCATAAAGACTGCTCCATATTCTCCAAGCCTTTGTTTTAAGTGTTCTACGTTCTTATATCCAATAATTTTTGGTGTCTTAAATCCGTTTATAGGAACTATCACATAGTCAATATACATATTCCAAAACGTCTTTTTCGTAATCTTCCAGCCTAACATATGACATTGCGTAAGCAGTTCCTCGTATTTTCCTCCGTGTTGGTGTTCCACTCAGCAAAATCAAGTCTTTAAAATTTAACTTCATAATAAACTTTGTTCTACTTGCAGTTGAATTTTTTATAGATTGTGACTCATCTAAAATCAAAGTATAATCCCTCAGTTCCATAAAGTCTTTTCTTCGCCATACTAGGTCATAATTTATAATTATTACTGATTTTTTAGGTAGTTGCTCTGGTATTATGTACTTAAAAACTTGATATTGTGGATAATATATTTTTATATGATTTTCCCATGTATCCACTACAGATTTAGGACACACAATAATTGTTAAATTCTCATCTAGTTCTTGCATTTTTTCACTAGCTATAAATGTTTTTCCGAAGTCCGCATATCTAAATACAATGCACATTTATTTCGATTTTTTAGTTGTTCTAATACTTGCTTTTGATGTTTGTACAGTTCCATTCTTAGCCTCCTGTATCTTTAGTAAAGTTTCGGCTACTTGACAGTTTAGTTTTGTCAATACTGAGATATCTTCAATTCTATATGTATCTGAATCTTCAATTATCTCTGTTATCTCCTTAGCTGTTCTTTCCAAACAATCCTTTATCTTATCCATCTATTCCTCGCTCCTTATCAATCTTTCATCTTCTTCAATCCAATTTATCATGTCATCCTTGTACCAATGCTCCGTCTTTCCATTAACTTCTTTAATTACTCCATCTAGCCCCATTTCCTCACATATTTCAATTAGTTCTTCGTATTCTTGTATTTCATCTTCTATATGTTTTCTTGTTACTTCAATATTGTTTTGTAAAATCATAATCTTTCCTCCACTTGCACTTTTCAACATATTGTTGTATAATTGTTGAAAAGTACGATTATTTATGTAATCTATTTTTTATTTACAATTTACTGATATTAGAGTGATTTCGACGTCTGCTCTAGTATCTTTTTTATTTTGTAATTGTTTCTTTAAGTGATATATTTCTAAATTTTTCTCATCAAGTTCAGTTCTTAAGTCTTGATTTTCCGCTTTAATGTTCATATTCTCAGTAGTTAGTTTTTCATTCTTTTGTTTCAACTCTTTGTTTTCTTCTATATATGTAAGCATTTACTCTTCCTCCTCTTTTAATTCTTTTAGCCTTTTTTTATACTTTTCTGGATATTTTTCTTTAATTATTGAATTTATAAAATTAGAATATCTTATGTTGTAATCGATTTCCATTTTGTCATTTTCTAATTCTGCACATGCTAGAATATAATCAATAATTGTCTCGTTTAAATATTCTATTTTCTTAAATTCATCATATTTTTCTAAACTAATAACTACTTTGTTTTCTTCCATCTTTCTTTCCTCCTTTCTAAATCATCATTAATGCATATACGAAAAATATCGTATAACTTATCATTACTGTAGTTCCTAATAATATTGTCTTTAGTTTATTCATGTTTCTTCACCTTCTTTCGTTTAAACTTTTATTTGATTAGTTAAAGCTTTTATTGATTTAATATATGTCCTTAACTCTTCATTTTCTCTTATTAAACCTTCCATCATCTTGTTTGTTTTTTCATCTTTAGAAACTCTGATTTTGTATTGTTCATTAAGTTTTTGATATTCTACTTTTCCGCTATTTATAAGCTTTATCGCTGTAGGATATCCTATTTTGTTACGTCTCATGAACTCATTTAAACTTATCCATTCTTGTTCTATCTCTACCACCTCCTTATTTGTTGTATTTTGTAAGATATTGTTATATAATTTCCTTCGAGCCTGAACACTACTCTTAAGAAAGGAGTGTTGCTTATGTCTAAAGAAGAAATCGCATTACAACTTACATTGCCTAAATTAGATTGCTTGCAATTTACAACTTCCGCTTCATGTTCTTCTAGTAATAATTCTGAATTTAACAAGAAGCTAGGTGAAGAAATTGCAAATATCTATAATAACGTATACAAAAACTTAGAACTAGAATAACTGCAAAATTATATGACTTCAGCTATCTTGCACATAGCTAGTACATTATTTACAATTTGTTCAGGCTCACCATTCATAAAAGTATTAGTTTTGACTTTCTCTTCTAACAAATTATTTATCCTATTAAGTCTTTTTAATTCGTCTTTTAAATAATCTCTTACTTCCATTCTCTCCTCCTTATTTTTGAATTAGTTAACAAGTTTTACTTGTATTCAATGATAAAATAATATCAGGAAAAATATAATCTATAGGTTTTTCAAATATTTTTGACAATTTAATACAAGTTTCCATTTTAGGAGGCTTGTCCGAATTTTCAATAATTGAGTATGCCTGTTGAGTTATTCCAATTAAATCAGCAATATCTTTCTGCGTACGCTTTCCCCTTAATTTTTTACACTTATTCTTACACATTTTTTTCACCTCTCTTCCACAAGTTTTCCTTGTTGATGTTGATATATTATCACAAGCAAAAATTGTTGTCAATGCTTTTTAACAACTTTTTATTGTAAAAACTTTACTTGTACAAATTTTGCTTGTATAATATTGCTAGAGGTGTTGATATGAATAGAATTAAACAATTACGTGAAGAAAACAAAATGACACAAATACAACTTGCTCAAAAAATGAATAAAACACAACAAGCTATCAGTTTATATGAAAATGGTACTAACGAGCCCGATTTAGATGGATATATATTTCTTTCTAACCTATTTGGTTGTTCAGTTGAATATGTTGCTCGGTAAATCTGATACACGCAATCCAAAGCCATCATTTAATGATGATGAATTACATATTGCTTTGTCTCAAGAAGACAAAGGATATATTAGTGATGATTTAAAAGACAAGATTAGAGAATATGCTAAATTTGTTATTGAACAAGAAAAAAATAAGAAGGATAAATAATATGGATTTAAATAGGTTGTATGATTTAGCCGAAAAAGAACATATAAATATATATAATTGCCCTGTTGCGGAAATTAATGGAATTTATCTATTTTACCAAAAATATAATGCAATCGGATTAAATTATAAAAAATTAAATACAGTTACTAAAGAAAAGTGTACGCTAGCTGAGGAACTTGGTCATTACTACTATGACAGCTACTACACTCTTAATTCTGACAAAACTTTTATAGATAAACAAGAATATAGAGCTCTTAAGTGGAAGTCCCTAGCATGTGTACCTTTAAAATCGTTTATGGGCTGTTTTTATAAACGGGATATGTAATTTATCAGATATTGCTGAAGAATTGCAAGTAGAACCAAATATGGTTGAATTTGCATATAATTATTATAAAGAAAATGGACAACTTTTTACAGATGATAAAGCATTATTATTTAATGCTTAAATTTTTATTCATTAAATCGAACGGAGGTTTGTATGGCTAAAAAAACTAATTTTGAAGTCAATGGAAAGAAATATTTTAGAGTAACAAGAACTATTGGAAAAAAAGCTGATGGTACACCTGTAAGAAAAACTTTTTATGGTTCTGGAATAAATGAGGCCAATGAAAAAGCAGATAAATATATGAATGATATAGAGAATGGATTAGTAAGTAATTATGAGTACTGTACATTATCCGACTTAATGAAAACTTGGTTATTTGACTTTTTACATAACTCTTCTAAGATAAAACCTTCTACATTTCAAAGATATGAAGGTGTTTATAGAAATTATATTAAAAAAAGTAATATTGCCGGACTTAGAATATGCGATTGTAATATTGTAAATTTTCAAAAATATTTCAATGATTTAGCAGACACTCATACATATTCACAATTAAAATATTTAAAAGATGTCTTGCGATTATTCTTCAATTGGTGTGTTGATAATCGGTTATACTTTAAAAAATTTTTGTACAAAAATTGAACTAAAAGGAAATAAAACAGAACTTATACAAAAAGCACAAAACAGGCAGATTGAAATCCTTACAGAAGATGAAATAAATAAAATAAAAAATGTTATTAAAGATACTACATATGAATTACTTATACTTCTTGACCTTGGTACAGGATTAAGATTAGGAGAACTTTTAGCCTTAGATTGGAATTGTATAGATTTAAAGGCCAAAACACTTAAAGTTGAACGTAGTGTAAAAGAAGTGTATATATATGATAATGAAGATACAAAACATATTGAAACTATTTTTCAAGTTCCTAAAACAATACGTTCTTTTAGAACACTACCTATTCCTGATGATATTGTTAAAAGATTAAAAAAAATAACCAATAAAAATGGATTAGTATTTAAAGATAATAATAACAATGTACTAAAAGGTAAAAATGTAGCTAGTGAATGGAACAGAATACAAAAAGCATGTAACATACCTCATAAAAAATTTCATTCAATAAGGCATACTTATGCTTCAATACTTTTAAAAAATGGTATAGATATTCAAACTGTTTCTGAATTAATGGGACACTATGATATTTCAGTTACTCAGATTTATTTACATAGTTCTAAAGAGCAAAAACATAATGCAATAAATAAAATAAATTATCTATTTAAAAATTAA